CATATTGATCGTGGTGATAATGTAGAATATCATCAAGAACAAATCGACAAACTGTGTGAGGGTGAGAATGTAGACGATTATATCTACGAAAAAGGTAAGAAATACGCTCGCATCGTACACATTAGCAACCCTGGAGGCCAGCGAAGTGCTCACGCTTTTGTGGATCTTAACAATGGTGATGTCTATAAGTCTGCATCCTGGAAAGCACCAGCAAAGAATGGAGTGTGGTATAATCTTCTGGATGACACTTCACGTCAGCAAATGTACCGTCGTGCCGATTGGGCAGGAGGTTATCTTTACAAATGAAATCAACTACAATTACTTACATCTTTCTTGCGTTCATTGCCATTCTAATGTGGAATGGTATGCTCATCAAACGTGATCAACAACTGTTCGATTCTGTCTATCCCAAACATTGTATTAAAAACTGCGAGGTGAATCATGCGATTTGATGAACACGATCCCGATGGACGCGGAGATTTCTTTTCAAATGCTACCATGCGTCCGCATTGTGTAGATTTTGATGCAAATCCATGGATTTATTATGGATGGGCAAACGATACCTGGGCAGCACTGATGAAATTGCAAGGAAAAACGATTCCTGAAGACCTGCTGCATCGTGTGAAGGCCTGAGAACTGGCACAAGGGGGTCTTGTGTTCTCATGAGATCCCTGCCATACTACGTTTGTTCAACGCCCAAACAGTCATGATCAACCGCACTGAACTTGAGTGGTTTCTCAAAGAGAAGTGCCGCGAAGATGCTGATTTGTTTGATACAGTAATCAGCGAGTATGTTTGGAATCTAAGTGAATCCAAACTCGATGAACTTGAGGACTTTCTTGCTAACAACTTCGGAGACGACTGAAGAACTGGCACAACACCCATAGACACGCGGAACAGTTCCGCGTATTGTAAGTTCAGTTCAAAGGAACCCAACCCATGAACAAACTGATCACAGTTACACCCATCTCTAGCAAGGCAAAGAACCGCTTTGCCAACATGATGGGCAATGATCCTGTTTGTATTGTTGAACAGGAAAACGACAAACAACTCTTTGTTGCATCCAAGAATAGAAAGCATTTCTTCTGGATGGACAAACAGAACGATCTTAACTGGAAACTGTCATGAATCAAATCTCACTCACATCAGGTGAACTGATTGATCTGATCTCACTGCTGGAGGAAGCAAGCATCCAGGCAGACGAAAACCAGGACCCACTGCTTGCAACGTATTATTACAGGATGGAACAGCAATTCCAATCCATCCTAGAATCAGTTCAGACACGGCAATCAGAGCAACGTGTCGCCCACCTCATCCTCGCTGCTTGAATCATCATGTCTACTCGCTCACGCATCGGCATTCAACTCGACAACTCGATCGTGTCTGTGTATCATCATTGGGATGGTTATCCTGAGGGTGTTGGTAAAACACTGAATCAACATTTCACCACAAAAGAACAGGTCACCGAACTGATTGATGGTGGTGATCTTTCTACGATCATGCCAGTTCATGACTGGGATGGCAACAAGGTTGAGACACCTTTCCCACTGTACTATTCAGAGCGTGGTGATCAGAATGTAGAACCACGCATGGATGAGTCGCTGGAGGATTATCTTTCAGATGGTGAAGAGTATGCTTATCTGTTTGACAATGGAACGTGGATCTGCTATGATCTGCACGGTAAAAAACCCAAGAAAGTGAAGATTCCCATGTAGATTCTTCACTTCATGTCCTGCAATTCGATGATGGATTGTGGGACAACAAACCAAACACATTTACTTTTTTTGAAACCATGACTAGCATCATTTACCCGATCAAGAACGAACCCAAAGTGCGTTCTTTGAAAGATATTGTAAAAGAGTATGAGAACTCTCTTGCACCTGAAGAGTTTCAACGCCCAGAAGCATGGCGTTGTAATGATCGCAAGAGTTATTTCCAATCGCTTTTGATGAATCGACTGGAAGGTAATTTCGTTGTTGTTGACCTGGAACTTGCATCCAACAAACTGCAACGTATTGCACCTCAGAATCGTGCTCATAATTTCTTCAAGAATCTTGAATCGCAAGGGTATGAGTATATCATCCTGGATGGTAACAACCGATTCAAGTTCCTGAGTGCTTTGATGAGGGATGAGTGGCAGATTCCTAAGGGTGTGTATACTTATGTTCTTGAGGATGATGTTCAACAACTGGTCGTAGGCCCGCACAATAACACATTCTCGAAGTTGCCGAAACTTGTGCGTAATTTGATCTCAAAACGTCAGGTTGTAATCAGTGAGTACACTCAGATTGACTATAAAGGTCTGTCCGAGGTGTTCTTGAATGTGAACAGTGGTGTGGAACTGAATCCACAAGAAAAGCGAAATGCGTTTGGTACTGCCTGGGCAGACTATGTTCGTGAACTTCGCAAAGATCTTGCACCATTGATGTTGATGGTTCATGGTGACAATCACAAGTATCGTTTGAAGAGTGACAACTGGATTGCGGATGCACTATGCTTCGTGAGGAATGTCACTCCGCAGAATACCATCGGCATCACTCAAATCACTAAGAATGCGTTGTATCGTAGTGATTTCAATGAGGATGAAGTACAACCTCTGACGCTAAAGTTTCAACAACTGATGGATTATGTCACCAGCATGATCACTGATGAGAATGTAGATCTGGATGAGACTGAGATCACACGACCTGTGTCTTGTATGAATCTGTTGTGGATGATGTGCAATGGCATCGAAACGTATGATGAAGCAGTGGATGCTATGATTCTGCATGAGAAGTTCTATGGTGACACTAGCACACTGATGAATGATAAAGGTAGGAACTTCCAATGGGCGTGTGGTTTCCTCGGATCCGAAAACAATGAGATCCGTATGAATGTCCTACCCAGTATTATCAAACAAGTAACCGCAAAGGTTGCTGTCTGATCACAAACAAACACTCGCAGGGGGAGACAACTCCCCCCCTTTTTTCCAATGAAAAAACTACTCATCCTGACCACACTTCTGTTTGCTGCACCAGCAATCGCAAAACCAAATACATTTACCTATGAGACAGCCTGTGCTGTAGAGAATGGTAACTCATACGAACAGGATATTTGTAAGGTGATTGAAACAAGAGAACCAGGCGGAGCACTAAGAACCAGGAATGTATTCTCCAATCGGTTCTCATTGACTGTTAAATCACGCTTCGATCCTGTGAAAGGTTTTGTCACCTGGGATTCACACAATAAGTTTGAATACAAGTGGGAGTATAAGGTAGCAGGCAGTGGTTGGTCTTATATCATGCCTGGTGTTATGCTTGAGAATGTATCCTGGGATTGAATTATGACTAAAATTGATCCTGAAAAGTTTATTGAAGAACTTAATAAATTGAAGATGACACCACAAGAACGCAGAATTGCTGATGCTCAAGAATGGGGAAAATTGATTGCTGAATCAATTATAGGTATCATTCTTTTTGTTATTATTTCCACAATTATCTGGTTGGTTCTTACTTTCATCTTTGGCCTTAATATCGCTTGGTTAAAAGTATTTGGTGCATACTTCCTGTTTAATTTCCTCAAGAACATTATCTTTAAAGTTCGTTAAAAATGTATTGGAGAGTTTCAAATGAACTTCACAAAACGCCAACTTGTTCTCTTGACAACTGCGCTCACTCTGTTCTATGATGAAGTGTCAAAGACATCAACACCAGAGTTCAAAGCAGAAGTAATGGAAATCGCACAGATGGTTCAGGATGCTTATGAGGAGGCAGAATGACTGAAAGATTAAATCATCATCTTGATATAGATACAATTCAAACACTTGAAGATGTAAAGAATATCCTTTATACTATGGAGTTGGTTGCTTCTATTGGTGAAGATAATCCAATATATGAAGTCGCAAAGAAATACTTTACCATTCCTTATGTCCCACCTAAACTTGAAGGGTGGAAAAATGACTGACGAAATAGACATCTCAAAAGTTCTCATAGAAGGAGACACTGCAACCATTATGGGTGTAAAGTATCAACGAGTAGAAGAACCAATGAGCAGATTTACTGAAAATCCTGATGAGATTGTACTGAAAGACATTCAAATGTTTCATCTTGAAAGTATGAATGAACGCACACTCTGGATTGGTGTTTATGATGAATATGGTAAAATCTATCACTTGAATATTTCTGCGGATGGTGATAAACTGAGGTATTATTGGAGTGATGAAACAGTATGACTAAACTAACACAAGAACAACTACAAACTATTGAAGACGCATTCAATTCAATTCCAGAATCTATGAGAACTGGAAAGTATGGAACTATGGAAGGCATTGAAGAACAACTTGCTGACGGTTCTACTCTTATTTTTTATATGACGAAAGCAGAGATTACTGATAGTAATGGCCTCACTCAAGCAAATTATGTGATTGATAAGATGAAGGTGAACTGAAATGACTGAAATCAACGAAGCAAAAACAGTAAAACCTTCTGGGGATAATCTACCATATCCTTATACTCTCAATCTTCCAAAACAATCTAACTGGACTTGCTATATGTTCGGCAATCGTCCTGGTGGTAGTGGAATAATCTATACTCCACAAGAAGGAAGAGTGCCTAATAGGTTTGTGAGGTTTATGATGAGGGTTTGTTTTGATTGTAAATGGGTGGAGAAGAAATGAAATACAATCGTCCTATGAATGTCTTTGAGAAACTCCATTCTGGTTGGTGGTGGTTTGGTGAATGTTTTGATGAATGGTGCTATACTATGACCCACGATGATGGAGAGTTCTTCAACTACATTCAAAGTGATTATGTAAAATATGAGGAGGATATGTATTATGAGAAGGACACCTGAAGAACTGGCACAGGAACACTCCAAATGCCCCCTGTG